CGTACTGCCGTACTGCCGTACTGCCGTACTGCCGTACTGCTCCTACCTTCCGGCACCGACTAGGTGCCGCACTTGTCTCGACTCTCCTCGACAGCCAGCAACCGGCGTGCAGCCTACCTGCCCGGCAGCGCAAACTCCCGCAGAGCACCCTTGTCGGCGTTGCACTGCCCGAGGGCGTCGCGCCAGTCGTCGATGTGCTGGAGCAAGTCGGCGTTGGTCGAGCCGACGAACACCGGCTCAGCGGTCGGCTCGATCAGGCTGACCGGCGGGTCCAGGCGTGGCACTGTCGGCGCTGCGCTGCAACCGGCGAATAACAGCGTCAGGCAGAGAGTGGCTGGCCCAACCAGCGACTTCAGGACGCTTGAGCAGTTCGGCAAGGTCTTGGCGTGCACGGTCGCGCTCCTTCAATAGCTTGGTCCGATCGGCCTCCCGCTTGCGTAGAGCGGCCTCTGTGCGCCTGATGACGTCTGCCTGCTGCTCCACTACCACCAGCAGCTCTGCGGCCTCCTGGCGGGCCTGCTCGGCCTCTGCAATGGCGTTCCGGTAGACGAGCACCGCAGCCACCGCTGCTGCACACACCGCCGCCAGGGCAGCCAGCTTGACGATCGCGATCCAGTTCAAGTTCCGGCCTCCACTTTGCGTTGGGCAACGTTCCCGGCGATGTAGGCGCCGACGGTGCCTAGGACGACCGTGGCGTATACCTCTCCGCTGACCTTGGACATGACCACCAGGACCGTGGTCACAAGCAGCGTGGCACAGCACAGCAGGTAGCGCCGCCCGCCGACATACTCGAAGTTGAAGGCACGGCGGCTGGGCTTGGCCTTAGCGGCGGCGGTCATAGATCGATGGCACCAGAATGAGAATGAGTCCCAGCAGGATCAGGACGTCTTGGAACAGGTGACGCGCCGTCCACGCACGCACGACAGCGGCTGCGTCAACCCGGCCGCGCACGACGAACTGGTGTCCGACCATGCGTACGAGCGTGTCGGTAGCCAGGCTGCCGACGCCGTCCGGACTGCAGGAGACCACCTGCTCTCCGCTCGAGTGCGCTATCGACAGCCCGACGCCCGGCGAGAGCGCTGCCGCGCACAGCAGCTCCAGGGTCGCCACATCCATTGCAGTGACCACGATGCCGTCGAAGTTCCCGTCCGCGTCTTCGATACGCGCCACGTAGGCAAAACTGTTGCGCCCCGTGTTGCGCCCCAAGTATGGCCCGAACCACGCCGTCTGAGTACCGCTCGCGGCGGCCTTGAAATACGGGCGGTCGGCGACGTTGAGCGCCGGCGCAGTCTCGCTGAACGACACCGCACGTTGGTCTCCGTTGGCGTCGAACATGAGCACGTGACGGATGGGCTCCTGCGCTGCAGCGTGCAGGACGTCGTACACGAACTGGCTGCTCCATCCGTGCCACCGGCCGCTCGCCGCCGTCGCCACGGCCTCGGTTGCCGAACGCGCCTGCGTGAACGTGATCCTGAACATCATCTCGGCTGCGCCAGCGCGCTGCTCGACAGTGTCAGCCGTATGGCGAAACTCCAGCGCCAGGTCAACGGCAATGCCCACAATCCAGATGAGCGCCCCGACGGTGACGGCCAGGACTCGAGCAACGTGGCTCAGCTCTCTGTGCATGACCGTCCCGCCTTGATTTTGTGGTCCACGACGCTCATCCACGGCTGCCACACAACGTAGGTATCCACGCACACAGTAACGACCACGTCGCGCGGCAGCATGATCTCGCGCGAGATGACGCTGTCACCCTGCGCTATCGTGCCCCACGGGTCAAATGACCTCAGCGTCTCGCCGTCACGGAAGATGATGTCGCGCTCGAACAGGACGCGCACCGGCTCGCTCGATTGAATGTGCAAGGTGTGCACGAGCTGCTTGACGGCATACCGCGTATCTACGACCACGTCAGAAGACTTGATCGTGAATGGCACATCGATGCTGATCAACGATCGCACCAGCACGACGATGAGAAAGGCAAACAGCAGCCCGATGAGGACCGGTATCAGGCGAGCCACGAGAGCAGCCACTTCACGAGTGGTTTGGCGAATGCTATCAGCGACGCCGTAGCTGACGTGATCGCGACTGTCATGACCTTGCCCTGGATGTCTTCCCATCTCCTGGCCTTCTGCTCACGTGACTTGTGGTCGCTGCGATGCGCGTCATAGGCATCTGCCCCGTCACCAATCGAGCGACTGATGGCGTGCTGCAGAGCGTTCAGACGGTTCTCTACATCATGCAAGCGCTCATCGATGCGCACGGCACGCACGTCGCGCATGGCGCCACGCCTCGAAGCGGTGCTCTTTGCCTATCGGAGAACAATGCCTTGATCCGCAGCTCACGAGCGCACTGATGATGTGGAAGGCGTTCGGATCATGCTGCGTTGCGTCGGCCAGACTGTTCAGCCGCTCACGCACCCAGAATCCGATGGCGCTGCCCACTGCATGCTCCGGCTCGAGCAGTAGGTCGGGACGCGACACGACGTCGGCGCCGCTCCAAGAGCGATACCAGGCGTAGTTGTCCTTACCCGTCAACTGCTTCAGTCCCCGGCCGATGTACTTCCATCCATCGCCACTCTCGGGACTGCCGTTGCCCATTCGGTTCGCGTACGTGTTGTTGGCTATTTTGACTGGATCTCTAGCGATCGACATCGCCAGCTGGTTCGGAGCGCCTCCAGCGCGTCCGGTGATCGAATATCTCTTCGGCCATGTGTTGGCGAGGCCAGCAGCCGAGTAGTTCAGGTTCTCTTTGATCGTGCGCAGGTAGTTCGACTCGACCGCCACCTGCGCCAGCCACGCAGAGCGCCGGTATGGCGTGTCGATATGGTGCGCCGCCCAGCCCTGCGCGATCCAGGGCGCGTAGCGCTCGATGTCTTGCCGAGCGGCCTGCGGGATGGCCTGATCGATCAGCTCGATGAGCTCGGCGCTGTCCATCGTCAGGAGACGGTGATGCAGCCGGTGAACAGGTTGATGTACTCGCCGCAAGACCAAAGCGGGATCTCGACGCGCGAGGTGCCGATAGCCGTTGGCGTGCCCGACAAGCGAACCACGCCTGCGTCCAGGGTGACGTTCAGCCAATCCGGTCCGATGACGGTGCCAAGCCCGAACGGCGGCGTGCCGGAGAGCACGAACTGATGCCAGTAGGGCACGTTGAGCGCCGCAGCCGGCGCTTGCGCCCCCGAGACAATGGAGGCCTTGCGGCAGTCGGCCGGGCAGAACTGGTGCTGCTCGATCATGTCCTCGATGGTTTGGTAGGTGATCGAGAACTGCAGGCACGAGCCGATGGGGAAGAACTGCTTGTGCGTCCCATCCATGCCGCGGTCGAGGACGACTACGCCGTGGCTGCACCGCACACGCACGATCTCGAACCCGCCCGGGCACGTCAGCGTCATGTACGTGTAGTCGCCGTTCCCCAGCACGGCGCAGATCCTGGAGGACGCATCGAACCTGATCTGCGGCGTGGAGTGATTCGGCTCGAGCGCGGCAGTCAGGTTGGTCAGGAAGTTCTGCAGCCCTCGTGCGGTGTACATAACCTGGTTCCTTTAGCAATCGGCAGAGCAAGATGGGGGCGGGCACTGGACCTGCGACACGCAGTCATCGCCGCCGATGGAGAGCCTGTCCTCAAGGTGGAACTGCAAGTGTCCGACGAACTCGTTGCAGATGAACAGCTCTCCTGTCCAGCGTCCAGGCTCAGCCTTCAGAAGCTTGTCGTCCCACATGAAGCAAACGTTGCCGGTGCGCGCGTCGGCCTCGACGGCGCGATACCTGATGCCTCGGTTCGGCACGCGACTGTAGACCTTGCGCGTCGTCGTGACGCCACACCCCCAATCGACCGGCTCTTGTTCGCACACCAGCGCGCCCAATCCGCAGCGACGCATGATGATGCTGACGTCCTCGTGCCCGATCAGCTCAGAGTCGCCGCACAATTCGCGGCGCAGTCCAATGCAGGTCTTGATAGTGCGCGGCGTGATGCGAATGATCCGATCCATCAGATTTCCTCTTCGTCCCACTCCAGTGCGTCACGTAGGAAGGCAATCATCTGGGCCTTGCGCTCATCGGAGATGGCTCCCAATTCTTCTCGGATCTCATTGATGTCGGATGAGCCCCTCTGCGCGGACCGCAGTAACTCATTATATCGCTTAGTCAAGTCGTTTATTCTTTTCTGTGAAACGCGCAGCGCCTCCAGCCGTTCCAGCTTCTCGGGGTTGTCCTCGCGCCACTCCTCCAGCCGGTCTTCGGCCTTCGCGAGGCTTTCCTCGCGCCTGTACCGCATGGCCTTGGTCAATTCTTCGTGGTACTTGGATTCGAGGTAGCGGGACATGCCGCCGATCAGGCGATCGCCACCGACCAGGCGCAGCAGCGTGCTGCCCGGCATTCTGTCGATGGCGTCGAGCTCGCGCCCTTCCAGCTCTTTCGACGAATCCGTTATGGACTTCAGGACGTATCCCAGCGGCCCCCAAGCCGTACCCTCAACCAGCGTCTTCCACTGCTCTGGGTAGGCGTCCCAGCCAGTGGACTCGCGCATCGCGGCCGCCATCCGTTTGTACGCGTCGGGGGTGGTGATCTTGCCTTGCTCGCTACGGAACTTGCTCTGATCGGGGTAGTAGGCGGTCAGCTTCCCGCCGAACGCGTTCGTGTCGGTAGCCAAGTCCACGATCGGGCGGAACACCGTCGGGGTGAACATCTTCGTAAAGAACAGCGCTGGCGCCGCGCTGACCGTCACCTCGCTGGGCGGGATCGGGGAGATCGTCTTGAAGAACTGCGCCGCCTGCTGGGCGACGGCTTCTTGCGCACCGTAGCGTCCGGACATCCAGCGCGCGCTGTTCACGACGCTGGACCACGCGAGTTGCGGCAGGCCGAAGCCTACGGGCACCTTGACCGGCTGGTCGTTGCCAAGGATGAACAGCGGCACGTTACGCTCGATCTCGAACGCGCCCCTCTTGTCCAGCGCGCTGATGCCCTCTTCGCCGTCTTCCTCGTCCCGCGGCGCCAGCACCTCGGCCAATCCGTAGAGCAGGCCGGCCACCATCAGCATGATGGACGCATCGGTAACTCCGCGCTTCGTGTTGAGCTGGCGGATCAGGTTCCCGCCCGATTGCATGGCCGGGTTGAAGAACGCGTAGAGGTGACGCAGCCAAGCAGTCTTGGCCCCTTGGTTGCCAAAGTTCATGAGGTCCAGCGTCTGGAATGCGGCCGTCTTTTCCTCTACGCCGAGGTCTCGCATCGCCGCGTGGCTAGACAAGGACGAGATCAGCTCGAAGAGCGTGTTGTACGCCTCGACCACCTTGCCGAGACGGCTCGCCACCAGATGCGGGCCGCTCTTGGCCTTGACCGCCGTGTTGACCGATTTCTGCCCGCGCTTGAGCCGTTCGCCGAACGTCGAGATTCCGCCGTTCATGACGAGCTGATTGGCGTAGCGGCCGGCGGCCGTGTTGTTGTCGGCCTGCTTGCCATTGGCCAGCGCCCAGGCGGCGCGCCACAGATCCGGCTTGATCGAATTGCTCCACGTGCGCGCGAACAGTTTGTTGACGTCGACCGGCTGGCCCGAGGCGTCGATAACTCCGCGCGAGCGGATCAGGACCGACTTCTCCTGCAGGTCGCGCATCATGTTGATCGGCGCGAACGCCATCGTCCACTGCGTGACCGCGCGCGAGAACAGGCGCAGCGCCCCGTCGAGCATGCTGGGCAGCGTGCCGTCGGAGAACTCTCGGTTCTTGTTCAGCAGCGCCGGCCCGACCTCTTGGGCATCGCCGGTGAAACGGAAGATCCAGCGCTCGCCTTGCGGGTCCTGCCAGATCACGTCGGTCGCGAACGGGGACTGGCCCTTCGAGCTGGCTAGACGCTCGATGCCGACGGTGTTCTTGTCGCCGCCGGCCTGGGTCCACACTGCGTTCAGTTTCGTCTTGAACTCGACGCTGCCGTTGTAGGCTGCCACCCGTCCGGTCCGGTCAACCAGCGCCACCAGCGCGTTATCGGACACCCCGCCAACTCTGCCGCCGCGCTCGCGCAAGATGTTGGGCGACACGTGCGACCCGAACGCATCGCTGGCCGAGTCGTCCCAGGGCGTGCCGGTGAGGGCGACGTAATGCTTGAACTTCGGGAAGCCCTGCAGCGCCTTCTTGGAAATCTGTCCGCTCGCGATCGCCTCGGCCTTCATCTTCGCAAAGCCGTCAACGATCATGTTGCCTATGCGCTCGAGGTCGGCCGCCGCGAACTCGGACTCGAGCTTCTGGCCGATGGCGGTGGCCTCGGCGTCAGACCAGCCGCCCGCCATGGCGCCGCGGTCAGGGTCGTTGTCGTTCGGGTGCGCGCCGCGCTGGGTCTCGTCGAAGCGACGCAGGTCATGGATGGCGCTCGGGTCGCCTTGCCCGACGCGCCCGACGATCTTCTTGCGCAGTTGCGCGTTGGCTTCCGGGACGTGGCGCATGGTTGCCCAATACCCAACGACCTGCGCCGCGCGCGCCGCGCCGATCTTGTACTGCTGCGCGAACTTGGCCACCTCGGCGTGGATGGGATCCAGCACGTCGTTGTTGTAGCGCTGTAGCAGCGCCCGGATCCTGCCGGGGATGAGCTTGAGCGCGCGCCACAGCCCAACGTCTAACCCATTGTCCCTGATCCAGTTCCACACTGGCCGCTGCGCGTCCTGCCAATTCTCGATGAATTTGTCCTTCGCCTGCGGCAGCCACTGCGCCGTCGGGTTCTCACCGGTATCGACGAAGTGTTGAACGGCCGCGCGCGTCTTCATCGGCGCTGCCCGCTGCGCCGGTAGCTTGACCCACGCGGCGTTGGCGATGCTCGACTCGGCGATGGAGTCGTCGCCGTAGATTGGGTTGATCTGCGACGGGCGGACGCCCAGGGCGCGCTGCGCAGGCGTGGCTTCGTCCGGGTTGTAGTCCCACGCACCGCGCTCGATCTGCTCCTTGATGCTACGCGCCAGGAAGCCGGAGCTTTGCTGCATCAGGGACTCGACGCGCTTCGTCCCGATAGCGTCGGGCAGCTCAAGGTTGGCTGCGCCGTATGCGGCCAGCAGCATCTCGTCGACGTCCACCCTCGGCACCACGCCAAACAAATCGGCAATCGCGCGCCGCACCCAGCTCGACCACTGCGTCAGCGCGCCGACGATGCCTGGCCTGTTCAGCGCCGGTCTCTTGCTTGGCAGGTATCCAGCGACGATCGCCTCCTCGATAAAGTATGGGACCAGCTCTTCGTCGTACCGCCGGTTGCCGCGTACTGGCTCGCCTGCGCCGAACGCGACCGCATTCACTCGCTGGATGGCCCTATCGTAGACGATGCGCTCCGGCGACCCCCGCCGCGCGTTGGCCCACTTCTCGATTTGGCGACGGAACTGCTGCAGCCGCTTGCGCCCCAGGATCTGGCCGCCTCGCTTGTGGAATAGCTCGTGAAAGATGACCGCCTTGATCCGGTCTTTTGGAATGCGCGTCGTCAGCAGCACGATCTGATTGCGCTCCGGCCAGTGGAACGCGAGCGTGCCGCTGCCCACCTTGACGGTCCTGCCGTCGGGCATGATGATCAAGGTGTCCTTGTTCGGACCCTCCGACGCAACGATCTGGATGTTGGAGTCCTCGGCCAGCACGACCTTCGGCAGCAGAGACATGATCGTCTCTTTCGGCCGTCCGAAGATTCGGGCCAGCTCCTGGACGATCTCGGCGCGCGTCGCCTTCTCGCCCGGGATCTGGGCGGCGGCCGTGTCGTTTACAACGACTTGGGCTTTGGCGCCTGTTGTGGGCTGATCTGCAGCGGCTTTGGTCCTGGCTTGAGGTTTGGCGCGTCCGGTTCCTCTTTGTAGAGTCGGAGCGCCTGTTCTAGAGCTTGGAGCTGGAGTTGCGGCTCCAAGCCTTGGAGCTGCCGCAGTCTGAGCAGCGGCGATCGATTCGCTGACCTCTTCGATTGCGCTTCTAATGTCTTGCTCAGCGGTTTCGGGGTTGGCACTGACGGCGGCAACGACGGCGCGAGCTGCTTCATCAACGGCTCCTAATACCGAGGCTTGTTCGGCCCCGGGCTGAACCTCAGATGCCACTCCAGGTTGGGCGTTCCGGTCGATAGCGCCAGCACGTACTGCGCCTTGAGCTGTTGCCCCTCCGGTGTCTGCGCCCGCTCCTGCGTCCAGCGCGACGGCGGGGCCGCCATGTCCGGAAATCGCTTGGCGTACAGTGTCTGCAATTGAAGCAGCGTCAAGCTGTCCAGAGCTTTCGAGTTGTCTGAGTCCATTGAATAGTCTTTCCGCAAAGGCGTATGTCTTGGGCAGACGCGATTTGAGTGTACTTGGGTCTGCGTGATAGTACGCAACGATTTGTGCAAAATACTCGGCCGCTTGGTCCCTCGGACTCCCGGAACCAGACATGAGCGGGTAGTGAAAATACAAAGGGGCTTCGGCGCCGCGCTTGGCGTACCAATCGGCAATCTCCTTGACGTACACGCCGGCAGAAGAGAATTCCGGTGCATTCTGCGAGATGAATGGGGCGTCGCTGCCGGTGCGCAGAATGTCGTCCAGCGCATGTCCGAGCTCGTGAGCTGCGGTGTGCTGCTTGCTGTAGCTCCCACTACCAGACGGGCTCATGTCGAGCGCGACCTGCCCCTGCCAATCGAACATCGAGCTAGAGCAATAGAAGCCCACGTAGCCGTAGCCATGCTGGATCTTCGAGAACCTGGCGCCGAGCGCGCGAATGATGTTGTTGGTGAAGCCGTTGGGCACCGACGTCACGCTGCGCATGATGGCCAGGAACGCCGGGATTTCGTCCTTCGTGATGGCCTGGCTTCCCTTATACGTCTTGCCGGCGGCGGCTAGAGCGTACCCCTCGGTATCTCCACCGGGCTGCTTGTCAGGATCTGGCGGTGCTGGAGGCGCGGGCGGCTCGATGCCGGAGTCGGCGGTCGTTGTGTCCTGGCGCGCCAAGTCGGCCAGCTGGCGCGCGGCGATACTCTGCGCCTCGCCGAACGAGAACTCTCTGCCCTGAAGCTGCTGCTCGCGATAGATGATCGCGGCCAATTCGTGCAGACGTCCGTCGCCCGGTGACCGTCCTTGCCGAAAGAGGTTGATCAAGCCTTGCGTCAGGTCGGCACGTGCGGTCGCAAGCGTGGGCTCGTCGGCGGTCAGCAGCTCTTTCGCGCGTGCCGTCGACTCCTCGATTTGCCGCGCCATCCTGATGAGCTGCGCGCGCTCGGAGCGGCGGTAGATCGTGTTGGCGCGCGCGTCGTAGATGCGCGAGGCCGCGATGTTGGCGATGACCGACAGGGCGTCCGAGAGCTTCAGGGCGCCCAGCTCTTCGGCGGTCGGATAGACGTAGTTGCCGCTGTTGTCCTTCGGGAATGCGCTGCGCTCTTGCGCCGCGAACGCGCGGTCGCTCGGAGTTTCGACCAATGACCGCTCGTCCAGGATCTGGTTGGCGATCGCACGCTCCTCCAGCAAGCGCGCCTCGTTCTCGCCGGTGACTTTGGCGCCGGTGCCGCGCTCGCCCTCGATGTCGAGCAACGCCTGCTCGCGGTCGCGCACGTAGCTCTCGAGGTCGTTCTCGTCGAGGTCGGCGAGACTGGCCAGCTCCTGCGCTCGCTGCACCTTCTTCGTGAGCGGCGCGGACAGGCTGGCCTTGGTCGCGTCGTCTAGGCTGCTGGATGCAATCTGATCGAGCCGACGTGCTGCGGCCTCAACTTCGCCCTGGAGGCGTCGCACGGTTGGCGTGGCCTCGAACTCCATGGCCGATTGCGTCCACGCATCGATTTGCTCCTCGATGGCGACGCCCTGCTCGACGCGTCCCGCCTCGGAGAGATCGGGGTTCTGCCGTATCGCATCCAGCGTCGTCTGCAGCGTGCCGATCGCCTTGGCAGCGCGCTGGCGAAACGTCTCGGGTCCGGTAGGCGCCTCCGGGGCCGAGGGAGCGCTCGGCTCGGGCTGCGTTGGCGTAGCCTGCGCTTCCTCCGGAGCAGTAGACCCGATCGCGGCGATCGCGCCAGGCCCAGCCCCGGCCAACACCGCCTGCGCTGCCACCTCGCCGGTGCCGGCCAGGAGCTGCGTGTCCGGCGCCAGGCGCCGCAGTTGCCGGTTAGCCTCGATCTGCGGCCCGACTTCCTCCGGGATCTCGCCCAACGGTTCCGCCGCAAAGCGGCCGAGGCGCGACATCAGTCCGGCCTTGGCGGCCTTGCCGAGCAGTTGCTCCACGCCAAACGCGCCGCCCACACCGCCCGCAACCATGCCAATCAAGGCGGCGACCTTCGAGCGGTCGAGCGCGATCTGGCGCTTGGCCTCTTCCTCGCCAACCGTCTTGCGCAGCTCGTTGTACTCTGGGTCGGTGCGCCACTGTTCCTCGGTGGCTTTGCGCATCGTCTCGACGTTGGTCGAGATCGCATCGCCGGCCGTCAGCGCTGAGCCGGCCGCAACAGCCGTGCCGCGGGCCGCCTTCGTTGCCAACTGAGCGGCAGCGGCAGCCTCGGCAGCGCTGAGCGTTTTGAAGCCCGTTGAGAGCGCGGAGGCAACCCGCCCGGCGGTGCCGGCCGCCCCAAGAGTTGCCACCATCTGCGGCACGTTCTCGGCGAAGAGGTTGACGATCAGGTCAGGGCGGTCCCATGCCGCGCCGATCGCCGCCCGGAACTTCCCAAACTCGCCCTCACCAGCGGCCTGGACGCGCTCGGCGGAGACCTTCAGGTCGTCCTTGAGCTTCTGCGAATACTCGTCGCGGAACGCCTTGGCGCGTGCCTCGGCCAGCTCCGGATTGAGCATATCGCCCAAGATGCTCTGGCCCTCTTGCGTGAACGGCTCGCTCACTCCGACTTGGCGCGCGGTGAAGTTGACCAACGTGCCGACTTGCCCGGCCAGTGTATTCGCCCCGGACGCGAACGCGTTGACGCGATCCATCAACGCCCCGCCCAGCGTGCGCTCGATCGACTTGGTCAGCGGGGCGCCCTTGCGGATGGCGGCCCTGAATGCCTCGCGTTCGCCCTTGTCCTCGATGGTGAGCGCGTACTGCTTGACCTGATCGAGCCACGCGCGCTCGAGCGACTGGCGGCGCTCCGTGGATCCCTGCTTCCACTGCGGAGAATTCTGCAGGTCGGCCCACGTTCCGAGTCCGTCGGGCAGGGCGGCGGCGGTCGGCGCCTGCTGCGCTGGCTGGACTGGCGCGGTCATGGCGCCCGCAATGGGCACTGGCGTAGGCTGCGAATAGATCAGGTCCGACAGGCTCGGCGCTTGGGCGGCGGTCGCGGCGGCGACTTCCGCTTTCGTAAGCGCCGGCGTCGTGACCAGGGGTGCTCCAAGCAGGCTCGTGTTCTCATTCTTCTTGTCCTCTCTCTGGGGCATGAAGCGCTCAAGTTCGCTGGCCATCTATGCCTCATCGATCATGCGGAGCAAATCCTTGTCATACGCCTTTGGAAAGACGTCTGCAATGCCAGCAATGGGTCCGAACTTGGCTTTTAGGAATCCGTCCATGGACTTGGGCTTGGCCAGTGCCAGCAAATCTGCGGAGCTGGTAGCTCCGCCCATCTCTGCAGCGAGGTCCATCTCCTCGGCCGGCGGCTGCGAAGCGTCGAGTGCGGCCTCGATCGTCAGCTTCTCGCCCGTGGGCATGGCGCCCAAGCCGACTTGCGCCACTACCTCGCCCGCCGATGCGCCGCCAGTGCGCTGAGCGACGGCGCGGTTGACCGCCTCTTTCGGCAGTTTGGACGTGCCCGGAAAGAACGCCAGCGTCAGGTCTGCCGGCGCCTGCGTTGAGCCGTAGGCCATGGCCCTGCGCATGACCGACGGCACGTAGTCGAGCGTTTCTTTCGGAGGCGTATACCCCCGAGGGTTCTTCAACATCTTCTGGACGTTGCCGGGGCCCCAATTGTAGGCGGCCAGCGCGAGGCCGGTGTCGCCGAACTGATCCAGTCGATCCTTGAAGTAGCGCGCCGCGCCGCCCAGGTTCTCCTCGGGGTCGAAGACGTTCTTGACACCGAGGTCTCGAGCGGTGCCCGGCATGAGCTGACCCAGACCCTTGGCGCCGGCTGCGCTGGTGGCGCGTGGGTTCCAGCCGGACTCCTGCTCGATCTGTCCCAGGAATACAGGGACCAGATCCTCCGGGATGCCCGCCTCGAGCGCCTTGCGCCGTGCCAGCGCGACGAGGTCTTGCTTATCCGCGCGGGCCATGGCTCACCTGTATCCCTTCGGGATCATCTCGTACACCTGGGCGCGCCCTTGCATTAGCGCCTTGATGGCGTTCTGATCTCCGCTCTTGTAGGCGGAGGCGATCTGCTGATCGAGTTGTTGCAGCGCCTGCGAGATGGTCAGTGCCTCGCGGGCGTACAATTGCGACGCGGCCATCTTTTTCACGGCAGCGTGTAGCGGCGCGGCTGGGGTCGCGGCGGGCGCCGGCGGAGCCACCAAGGGCTGCGCGGCTGCTGGGGCGGCTGCTGAAGCGGCTGCTGGGGCAGCGGCTGGAGTGGCTGCTGCCGCGGGAGTGGCGGGCGTAGGCGACGTCCCCAGCAATGCGGCGGCTCTGCTAGCTCCAGCAGATGCCGCTGTGGCTGCCTGCTGTTCCTTTGTCGGCGCGGCCACACGAGCCGCGGGCGGCGGCTTCTGCGGCAGTACAGTCGCTCCCAGGCCGATCTTGGCTGCCTCGAGGTTCTGGAACGAGAACGACTCCGGCTTGGCGGCGCCGTCCTGCCCGACGCTCTGGCGCGTGACCAGGATCGTGCCGTCCGGCTGCTGGGCGACGGTCAGGCCCCGCAGCGACGGGATCAGGCTGGCAACGGACTGCAATTGCTCCGGCGACTGCGCGCGCGACATCTCGTCTGCGGCAAGAACCTCGCGCTGTTTCAGAAGCTTCGCCTGCGCAGTTGGGTCCTTGGTCTTGGTCAGCGCCAAGTTGATCTGCTCGATCTTCGAGCTGTCCGGCGCCTCGGTGATGGCGCTCTGCCATGCGCGGACCGCTTCCTTTTCGCTCGCTGCGGCGGCAGCGGAGTCTTGGATCTGCCCCAGAGTGCTCTGCTGCCCGGCCCGCTGAACGTCGAGCGCGCCGGAGCGCACGTCGAGTTGTTTGCTCAGGTCGGCCATCTGGCGCTCCAGATCCTGCCGCCTGGCCTCAAGTTGCTTGGGCTGCTCAACGTCGAGCCTGAATTGGGCCCCTTTCAGCTCCGCCTCCGACTGCGCTTGGGCGGCCCGCATGCGGTTGGTGATCGTTTCGCCCGGCGCCGTGCCGGCGGCTTTGAACGCCTCGATGTCGGTGCCGGTCGTCAATGACCTCAGTTGCGCCCCCAGGCGGTCCGCCTCTCGTGCCGCCTCTCGCGTTGCCACCGCGCCAGGCGAGTAGGTCTCCTGCTGCGTCAGGCGGGCAAGTTGGTTGGCAAGGTTTATACGCTCGATTTCGGCCAGGGCTTTTTCTTCCTCACGCGCCGCCTTCTGCCCGAACTCGTAGCCCTCCATGAGGCCGCGCGGAATCCCAGAAGCCGCCACGAGCCAATCGGCGATTGTCATGCTTACTCTCCTTCGTCGGCGTAGATCGGCGCCTGCTCGCTAGTCTGCGCAGTCTGCGCAAAGCCACGCGAACTATCGCTACCCGCGCCCTCAGTAACGCGCTGGGCGCCCTCGTAGGACGGGTCTCCTGGCTGCTTCGCGCTGCTGCCGAACGCGCGCGCGAACAGGTTGTAAGTCTTGCTCAGCTGCTGCTGCCCGCGATCGCTGATCAAGTATCCGCCGAGCTTGGCCCAATTCTGCATGGCCATGCTCTGCATGCCGGCGACCGACTCGCTCAGTTTGGCGGCCAGCTGAGCGCCGCCAGCCGCTTGGCTGAGCAGGTTCTTGCCCATGCCTAGGTGAGCATGCAGGTTCTCGATCTGCGCCTGGTTGCGCAGGACTGCGCTGGCTTCGTCTGCCCGAAACGCGAAATTGGCCGCATCGTCGAAAGTGGACGCCTCGATTGACGACAAGTAGTTGCAGTCCATGCATACGTTGGAGAGGCACATTGCCGAGTCATCTGCATAGACCAGGGCGCGGGCGCGGGCGAAGTTGCGCGAGTTCTCGTTGAAGGCGAGGGAGCCCTCCAGGTTGTAGTCCGGCTCGATCTTCTCGGTGGCGCAGATCTCCTGGATCGCGGCGATGTCGCAGTCGCGGTAGTACGTCTTCCAATGGTCGTGCAGCTCGCGCGCGACCTTGGTCGTCATGTCGGCGATGTCCTTCTGCGCCGACGCCTGAGCCTTTTGTGCGCTTGCCGCTCCGGAGGATGCCATCTCAGCTCACCACCATCATTCGATCTGCGGGGTTGGCGCCGCAAGCGCGGGCCGCGTCCATGAGCGATGGTATCGCCTCGTTGATCTGCAAGACAATCCGTGTTGCGCCGCGAGCCTTGACGGCGCGGATGCCGTACTGGATGAACTCGGCCAAGTTGACGCCGGGGTCCATGCGCCCGATGGTCGTCATCAGGCCCGTGATCACGGCTTTCTCGTCCATGTCGCGTACGATCCACCAGAGCATGCCGGCGACAATCTTGCCGTCCTTGCGCGCCGACACCCCGATCGCCCGTCCGGAGACAATGGCCGCAGCGAGCGCGTCCAGGTCAGGGTCGTAGACGCGGCCGAGCTTGCCGGGCCCGAGCTTCCAGTGCTCGGCGTAGGCATCAACGCACTCTTTCAGTGTAGCCGCGCCCTCGACGCCGAATACGATCATGTCGCGCTACCTCCGAGCGGGCTGAAGTCAGAGCCGCTGAACCCTTGGCCTTCCAGGCCGACGCCAGCGAACCCCTGCCCTTCGCCGCCGGTGCCGATGTTCGGGGCGGTGTCGGTCGACCCACGGGACCAGTCAGACCCTGACTCGCTCATGTCTGGCACTTGCCCGGCGGACGGCTGCGGGTTGTAGCCCCACGGGTTGTCGAACGTTGAGTAGTCGGTGCCGCCAATTCCGAACGCCCTGAATGCCGACCCGATCAATCGCTGACCGCCGTCCGACGTGAGATAGCCGGCCAACTGCGCCCACCCCTGCGCCGCTTCGCCGCGTAGCTGCGCCGCTTTCATGGCGAAGGATGCCGCAAGCGCCGAGGTCTCCATAGCCTGCGACAGCAGGTTGCGTCCAAGCGCGAGCTGCCGATAGCGGTTGGAGATGCGCAGCTGGTTCCACTCCTGCTGCTTCGCGCGCTCGTAGCGCCACGCGTAGTGGTAGCCGTCGGTGAGCGCCTGCGCCTCGGTCGCGGCAAGGTAGCGCAGCGTCTGGCAATAGGCCCCGGTGTTATAGATGTCCTGCTGCATGCGCAGTTGTTCCCGGCTCGCCGACGCGCTGCGCAGCACCTCGAGACGCACCCTTCCGGCGACTAGAGACGGACGGAAGTCGTAGTAGGGGAACGCGCAGAGTGCCTGGATGGCTGAGGCGTCGCAGGTGGCGTAGTAGGCCAGCCAGTGTTCGTGCAGCTCGCGCTGCACCTTGGTCTGCAACTCGGCCGCCTCGCGCGTCGTAGCTGCCGATTGCTTGCCAGCGGAAGCGGTAACGGCGGCGCTGGCCAAGCTGCCGGCAGCGCCAATCGCGGCAACGGTCAACGCGCCACCGAATGGCATTACGGAATCTCCATGAGGTAATCGCCCAGCTTGGCGCCGATGGCCTCCATGCGTGCGCGCAGCGACGGCACGCCAGACCAAGCCAGCATCGCCACCGACGTGGCGCCTTGGTCCTTCATGGCTTGCGCGCCGAACCGCAGGAACGCGGTCGTGTCGCATGCGTCGGGCGTGGACTTGTAGATGAGCGTCATCGTCGCGAGCAGCCGTGAAAGCGACTCGAGATCGCGGTTGAACGTCCAGTGCTGCAGCGCTACGATCTTGCCGTCCTTGCGCGCCGTGACGAACTGCCGCTGCCTGGCAACCACCGCGCCGATCAGCGATTCGAGGTGCGGCTCGAACGGTACGTGCGCTTGCCCGCGGTAGCCGCGGTCCCATGCGGCTGCGTAGGCGGCCATGCACTCGTTCAGCTTGATGGCGAACTCGCGCTCATCGCGCCACGTCTCGACGGCGAATACCGGCTCAGACATTGGCGCCAGCCCTGAAGGCTTCTTTGTACGATGTCCCGAGCACGAACTCAGCCACCTCGCCGGTGCCAGTCAGCTCGATCTGCGTATCTGCCACGCTCATCCAGTTGGGCATGCGAAACACCCTGCCGCCCAAGATGGTCTGCACATGGTTACCGCGGTCGGTGAGCACGGTGAGCATGACAGGCCCGGGCTCGCCCAAGGTAACGTATCCGGCGCCCAGCGCCGTGCGGCGCGCCCAATAGAAAGTAGTGTTCCTCCAAAGGTACGGGCGCAGCGCAGCGCCGGCGTTCCACTTGCTGACGATGCCGTCTTCGACCATGTATAGGCCGCCGCGATCGGAGAGCCACACCGCGTCCGGGTTGTCGCTGAGCACGGTCAACGTGGCCGTCTCGGCGTCGGCGTGCTCGCTCTCCGCGGTCTTCAGCCTGAAGCCGTGCACGCCGGACTCCGCGAGGTCGCTGTCCAGCGGATCGCTGAAGCCGAAGTAATGGCCATCATGGACAACTCCAAGTAGCCTATTTGGCCTCCACGACTGCCATTGCCGCTTGCTCATGACGGTCTCGGAGATGACTCGCGCCTGCGTAGCCGACAACGCCACCAGCCCATCGTGCGACGCGTAGTAGCAGGCGCCTGAGCCGGCCACGAAACTGCGCGCGCTGATGCAGGGCAACGATTCGCGATGGCGAAACACCCCGTGCCTGCCATCTTGTTGTTGCTGCTGCACCGTGATCGTGTACGGATGCCCGGTCGTCGCCACGTAGAGCGCTGGCCCAATGGCGCTGAGAGCCACGGGCACATCGTCTTGCCACAGTGTCTTGCGGTAGCGCATCGGCCAGGACGTCGGCAAGAACGGCTCGCTGAACACGATCATATTGGTGGACGGCGAGATGCCGGCCATCATGCCGTTCTCCAGCGTCACGACCGACGTGAGGTCGTCGGGCGCCGGCAGGCGTTCATCGCCGTGAAACGTCGCGTTCGCGGACTGCCCTAGCAGCAGGTCTATATTCGGGCGCCCATCGGAGTACACGTTGACGCCGACGGGCAGCTCCTCCACCAGGAACCATTCAGTGTTGGGCGGGTTCGTTTTCTCGCCGCCGCTCTCAAGCGGAGTGCCCGTGCGATACAGGCGCAAGCGGTCGATGCAATACCCGGGCGGCGGATTCGGCAGGTACACCGTGACCGGCGAGCCGTCGAACGTGTTCACGAAGGCAGACGGTGCGCTACCACCGCTCTCGTGTCCGTAGACGTTGACCCACGCATACCGGTAGTGCCGCGTCTCGAAATCTTTCCGCGCGGTCGTCGGCGGATAGGCGCCAACAGGCGGATCGGTGGCAAAGGCGGCTGGCGCCTCGGACGGACACGGTATTCCAAGCGGACACCAATCGTCGGCGCACGCGTTCTCGAACGAAGCGTAGAAGGGCGCGCCGGCGCCGGCGCGAACAACGAAGCGGCATGACGGCCACGGCACGACGAACTTGACGCACGCCTCGCTGGTTAGCCAACAGCAATCCACCTGCGCGAACGACAGCACCTCGGTACCTTGGGTCGCGGTGGACACAACCAGCCGCTCGCGCCACGGCGACAGGGTGCCTTGGTCGAGGTTCACGTCGAGCGCCATGGCCGCGACTTGGCTGCTCCGGGAGACGGGGTTCGCCCGAGGCAGCATGCCGCCGAACTGGTTGAACTTGAGGCCCGGCATTAGAGCGTGATCCTCAGCGACAGGGAGGCGCTATCCTGTACTTCCTTCCAGCCAAGACCGTCCACGAAGGCATAGAAAGACCGCGGATTGGTCGTGCCAACGGCGGCGAAGTAGAAACCGGTGGTCGACGGGTCGGCCGGCAGGTCGCCCACGGTGTCGTACTGCCGCGTCCCCTTGACCAGCACGAACGTGAACGGATCGGTGCTGCCGCAGTTGCCGATGATGTACTTGCAAAGGTTGCCGGGGTCGCGCTGCACGGTGATGCTGCAGCCAGGCTCGGCGGCGATCTCCAGCACCGGCTGATAGGGCAGCGGAAGCGCCGTGATCAGGCCGTTGCTGACCGTGATCCCGCAGCCGGTGTAATTCACGCCACCACCACCGCCGCCGCCCGCAGCCACGTAGAGCCCATTGGGCGTGCAAGTTAGCCCGTTGCCAGGCGTCGGCGAGATGATGGGGTTCACCTGCAGGGGCGACGTGAGCGTGCCGCAGCCGGAGATCGTCATGCAGCTCGAGTTCGTCGTGAACAGCCGGCTGAGCAGGCCGTTCGGCCCGTTCGATGTCAGGTTGCACGGGTCCGGATCGACGGTGATCGTGACTGGCGGCGGCGTGGGGGTCGTGCCGGCGCACGGATCGCACTCTGAGTAGAGGACTGCGTTGCCGCTGGAGATGGCCGAGATGCAGCCGCCTGCAACCGTGATCGTGGCGTTCGAGTAAATGCCGTCGGCGATCGCCGGCACGCGCGCCGTCACGACGGCGTCTGGGACCGTGACGCTCTGGTTGAGCGTGCAGAACGTGGCGGGCGTGGCGGACGCCGGAGATTGAGTCTGCGGCCCGGGCGGCGGTGGCGGGCAGTTGTACGGGTTCAAACGAATCTCCTCGTGACCAACCGCTGGTGCGCGCCAGCAGAGCCCACCATTTGGTCAAGGTGCGCGCGCATCTTGCCGTGGTTGAAGTCTTGCGCTCGTTTCGCCGCCGCGGCCTGGCTGGACCATGTCTTGTTGGGCATGCGCAGCAGTGCCGCCACGGCGCCATCGATGACTACCTGCGCGTATCGCTGATAGACGATCTCGTCCACCTCGCACGAGTCGCGATCGGGGGCCACCGCCAAGACGACGGAGAAGCCCAGCTCGAACTCGCCGGCCGGCGGTGGTACCACGATCAGCTCGTTGGGGTGGCGGAACGTTGCCCATGGCACGCTGCCGTTGCAGCTCTTGCCGCCGCACCAGTCCCATGCGCCTATGTTGCATGGAGACATGCAGATCCCGTTCTTGATGGCCAGCTCTCGGCCCTGCCAGTCGCACACCCGGATGATCTTCAGCGTTCGCGTGTCGTCTGGCGGCTCGAGCAGGTAGGAGTCGCAGCCAAGCTGGGTCCTGATCTTGACTTCGCGATGCATCAGGAGCGAGTCCTCGGCCAGCCGAATGACGGTCTCGCGGACGTAGTTCTCGGCCACGTCGAGCGGCACCTCGGGCAGCTCGAACAGGACCTCGGGCGTGAACTTCGAGTACGGAACCTTCTGCGGGATGTGAACAAGCTCGATCATCTCGATCCTTGCTGTGCCGGTGCCGGCTGCGCAGAGCCGCTGAACGCAGCATCGGAGCGCGCCACATTCGTCATGAATGACGTCCAGATGCTGAGATGGAACTGCGCCAGCGCGTTGTTGGACGAGTCGGAGTCCTGCGAATAGGCCATAGCCAACATGTAGTGCTTGACCATGGTGAACTGGTAGCAGTCCAGGTCAACCTCGTCGTTCATGTTGCCCATCTCGAGCGCCGGCGGCGCTCCGGAGCAGACGATGCGCACCTTGACCTCAGCGCCGCCCGGTACAGGCGGCTCGACGTAGAAAGTCCGTTTCTGCGTAGGATCGAAGCGGTAGCTCGACAGCGCGTAGTCGGCGACCTGCTTGCGGCAGGGCGGCTTGGTCCAGCTAGCCGTTGCGGCAAAACTAGTCTTCCGGACGTTGGTCTCGGTGCCGTCCGGATTGACCTGAGAGATGACCCGGCCGAACCGATCGCAGCCAGATACCGTCTGCTCGCTGCCGGGCTGCAGCGTCACTACGCGCGTCGCGGAGAAGAGGTCTGGCCGCCATGCGGCCAAGATGCACACCCCTTCGTTGAACCACTGCAGCAGGAGATCCTGCGGCCAGCCAGAGAACTCCTGCCCCGGTGCGAGGTCCTTAAGCGTTGCCGCTACTTGCCGCAGCGCCTGATTCAACGTGGTCAACAGTCGGCTCCTCGGGCTGGGCGGTCGCCCTCTTGCGCGGCTTGCCTTTCGGCCATCCGCGGGTGGCTTTGCGGGTCGGCGTGGTAGTGGCCGGTGATGCGTAATGTGCCACATCCAGACCGGCAGCGACCTGGATTTTCGGCGCAGGCGGCGCCTCCCAACTTGGCGTCAACACATCTCCCATGTCCTCCATCCACTTCTCGCGCGGCCAAATCATGCCGGCCGCGTCCTTAACGTATGGCGAAGCCTCTTTGAGCATCGTTTTCGGCTTGAAGCCGGGCAGGTCGCCGTCATTGGATCGCGGGGTGGAGATGCCGAGGACCTTCGGTGCGGAGAATTCAGCCATGTCATGCGTCCTTATTCTGTAGTGACCCCTCCGGATTGCTCCGGAGGGGCGGGGGTTACGTCACGCTGCCCTATGGATTACGGGAGGTTGATGAAGCAAGAGCCCGTCAGCCGGCAGTCGGCGATCTGCGCCGTCTCGAAGTCGCGCGCGAGGACGCTCAACTCGATGCGGCCGCCGTAGGTGCACGCGCCGCCCGTGGGCAGCGTGTCCACCTGCACGCCGACCCGGATCCCGACGCGCGCGCCGCCCGGGCCATACGGCGTGGTGTACGTCGGAGTGGCCAGAGGAGCGTACACGGCGAGCGGCGCCGAGGTGGCCAAACCAGCAACGGTGCCGGGCAGGACCACGGGCGCGATCGCCGCGCCGGTGTCGAGGTCGAAGGTCTCGGCTACTACCGTGTAGACCAAGCCGCCGGCATCGCCGTCGGTGACTTTGGTGCGCACGGCAAGGAACAGAGCGTCTTCGGGGATGAGCGCAAGCCAAACGGTATCGGTCGCCACGAGCTGGCAGAAGCAGTCGCGGTTACGTTGGTCGCAGGTCGGATCGAACGCGCCACCGAGGAGGTATGCGGAACGACGCCGATGCGCGGCCAGACGATGCGGGCCAGGGTACGCATTCTCTTTGCACCCGCCGCAATCGACGCCCTGCGTAACGGCGCGCCCGCCTTCCCAGAGTTGTACATCAGCCATGTCGAATCTCCATCAAGATCGGGTAAGCGCAGCCCCGACTAGAGAGTGAACGTCCTGCGCGACGCATCGTGGGTGGCGATTAGCCGATGGCCCAATAGCCCACCGCGAAGCCATCCGGGTGCACGGGCTTGTGGCCCCACACGCCGAGCACTTCGAGGAGCTTGTAGAAGCCGTCGCCCTGCCGGGTCCGCGTGATGATCAGGTTCTGCGCGAACAGGAGCGCGTCCATGTTCATCGCGATCACGTAGAACACGCTGCGGTTGGCGGTTGCGTCAAAGCCCTGACACGCGTAGTTGGTCTGGATGAAGTCCCATCCCATCAGGTTGGTGTAGAACTCGCCCGACAGGATCGGGCTGCAATCGACGCAGCGACCCATCTGCAACGCGTTGGCCAGCTTCGAGTCCATGAGGACAGGGCCGAGCGCAGGCGGATAGAGCAGGACCATCTTGCCCTTTTGCCACGCGCACGACTCGGTCAGCACCTGGTTCAGCTTCGCGATCTCGACGGTGACCGTGTTGGCATTGACCAGCACGGGGGCTCCAGGAGCGCCGAGGTTCACGTTGCCGCTGCGGGCACCGGCCGCCGCGCCTTTGTTCTGCGCCGAGGCGTAGAACGGGAGACGCTTCATGACGTCGTTGGTGAGCAGGCGATCCCATGCGCGGGTCACCGCCACATCGAACATCTCCTTCCATTGCGACCAACGCTCGCACAAGAACCTCTCATCGAGCTCGTCGATCTTGACACGGATGTAGGCCGCGTCGCAGATGCGGAAGCAGAACGCGTCGGGGGTGGCGGTCTGCGTCTGCCCGGTCTCGTTCTTCTCGTAGGGGAGGAACTCGAGCTCGAAGTTGCGGACGAATTGCACCTCTTGCGAGCAGTAATCGATCTCTTTCGAGTATTCACCGTTGGTGAACTTCGAGAAGAGCCCGTCGCAATGGTAGTTGTACGCGATCGTGCGAGCATACTTGCGCCGAGCGAGCGGGCTGTCTTCGAGACTGTTCCATCCGGAGGCGGAATTGATTGCCATGGTTGCTATCCTTTTGCCGGTTCCTTACCGGCCTTGCAGTTCCTTGAACTGTGCCCGCGTCATCTCGCCGCGCAACACCTTCTGGAAGGCTGCCTGCAGCTCATCATCAGTTGGCGCTGCGACCGGTTTTGGCGCGCGAGGCACTTGCGATTCGATGGCCGGAGCGGGATCCGGAGTCGGCGCCGCGGGCTTGGAGCTAGCTGACCACTGCGACACCAGGCCGGCGATGAAGTCTTCATCGCCTTCCGCATACGCGTCTTGCAGCTCTTGCAATCGCGTGCGACGTCCGCCCGGAACTCGCTGTGCCAGGAACTCTTTGCCCGACGGGGACTGCAGCATTCCCTTGATGTCGGGGGACTTGTGCAGAAGGTTGCGATCAAGCCATCGTTGATCGACCTTCTTGATCTCCTCGCGAGCCGTGCCGAGAACTTCATCGAGCTTGCGCTCTAGTTCGGCTTGCTTGGCGAGCGCACCTTGGATCATCTCGTCCCTGCGTTTCAGCGCCGGGTTGAGACCCTTGACGATCTCCGCGAATTGTTGCGCGTCGACCAGGTCCGAACTGAATCCTTTGACCACGTCGGTCACTTCCTGAGCCGCCTCGATGGACCGCAGCCGTTCGCGCAACGTCTGCAGCTCCTGCTGCTGCTCGCTGGCTCGCTGCTCCAGGAATTGGCGGTTGGCGTCGACGGCCGCCAGCCTGCCCAGGTTCTCGCGGTTCTCGCGGTTGAGCGCCTCCATGCGCCCCATCATCGAGTCGTACTGGCGCTGCAGCAGATCGACATTGACGGCCGGCGGCGCCGCCGCGGGTGCGGGTGCCGGCTCTGTTGCCGCGGCTTGCACCGCCGGCTCTGGATCGGTTGGCGTTGCGTCGAGCGCCTCGGCCGCGTTGGCGGACGTATCGACTGCGCCCGCGAGCATGGCGTCAATCTCTCTCTGCTCGGCCGCGGCCGCTTCAGCCATGGGGTGCGATGCATTCCTGTTCTTTGCCATGTTCTACCTTTCTGTCCTTATGGCACGCGTTGTGGATGTGTTAGCGCGCGCGGCCGGAGATAACCAACGGCTCGGTCTCGTTGCACTCCGGGTATTCGCGCGCCTGGCGAGACACGCCCTCGGACTGCATGCGTCCGCTATGCTGGTACGGTTTGCCGCGCTCGGCGATGCAGAACGGGCACTCGTCGCCGTGCGGAGCCGGGTTCACGTATGGCATGTCCATGTTCACCTCACCTTGAAGAGTTGGTTGATGACCGCTGTTAGCGCTTGACATTGTCCGCGCATGACGATGGCTGCCTCTGCTGCAGAGTTTTCGAGGACTGCTCGACGCGCCTCGCGCAACTCCACGAGGTACGCCTCAAGCGAGAGAGCGAGGCCGGGATTTTCGCGAAGCGCCGCGACGAGGGTATCGACATGGTTTAGATGCATC